CCGCCCCAACCACCACCAAACCAAAGTCCTACGGTTCCGCTTGTGCCATTCCCGGCTGCACCCCCATCGCCATTAGGTGCGTTGCTATGTCCACCGGCACCACCGTTGGCCCCGTTACCCCCGGCACCTCCGGCAGGTATTTCCAAAATAATTGTACCTAACGGAACCTGAAGCAACCTTTGTACTGTAAGGTTTTTGGAAATTTTTGCGGACTTTCCGTTTAAATCAATAGTCCCGGCAATTTCAGCGTTACCACGAACATAAATAATAACCCCTCGGCATCTCTTGTCCACCGTGAGCGTATGCCCTGCGTTTAACTTAAAGGAAGAATATTGTTTAACTATACTCGTGGTGTCTTCAACATCAACTGTTAAAGTAACATCACCCGTACTGTTAAAATCACCATCCGAACCATCACCAAAACCATCAATGGCATCCACCATACCGCCAACCGTTTTAGTGGTTACAACATTCTGTAGTACACTGAATTGCTGTTCAATGTCCTTAAAGTTTCTGTCCACCGCTAATATAAAATCATCACCAGTTAATGCGCCTACCCGAAAAGGAAGTTGCCTGAAATCCTGGTTGCTCATTTAACGCACTCCCCTTTCTACCTCGGCACCACTTGGGTTTTGTACTGGAACGTTAACCCTCTCAACTCACAACCAAGTGAAGAGGAATGAGTTACTTTCGGTTGCATGTACCTTCCTGTGTTTTCAGAAGAAGGGAACACGAAACTTCTAATCATAACGTCATCGGTTGTTTGTTCAGTTAGGGTTGTTGGTGTTGAATTGTAATCCAGTTTAGCTTGCAGGGTTACATCTAAGCTTGCAGTTGTTGGGTCGTCAATAGTAAAAACCCTGCCGAACTTCTTCTTCCGGTCAGGGTAATTTACATCAAACACTTTGCCGTACCAATAAGCATCAATATTTGTACCGTAGTCATCTACATTAGTTGTCCATTGTTGAACAATATAACCGTTAGTCGTGGCATCTCCGGCATAAAAAACAAGTTCCGTTCCGTTGGTGAACTGTAGGAAATGAGAAGCGGTTATTCCTCTTAACACCCACCATTTACCGCCAATGGCACCATCGGCAGGAGTTTCGTAAAGTAAAACCATGTTATTGTAAACAGAAGTCGTTTCGGGTAACGAAAACCAAACGTATTTGTCCCACGTTCCTACCGCTGAACCGCTTAAATACTGCTTATTAACAGTTGCCCAAAGGTTAGGCAAGGCATCTTGAATAATGTTTACCACCCTTAAACCGTTGTAAGCGTACAGCCCATCATCAGCTACAAAGTAAAGGTAGTTACCTTTTCTCGCAATAGCCTTTTGTACCACCGCCCCTTTGTCGGGAACTATTTCATCAAGCCTGAAGTCGGTCAGGTTATTCCCTCTTAACGAGTGAATGGAATAGCGTTTAAATATAACCAACTCACCCAAGAACGGCACTAAGGCGGTAATTACATCACCGTCGCCATCTTTAACCCTCCAAAGGTTTGTTGCTGTCCAGGTGTCAACCGCAAATTCTTCACTCCAAAGTATTGTTGAAGGGTCAGCGTTAGAAACCATAAAAAGTTTGTCCTTATGGTAAGTAGGAAACTGCCCGTCACCTGGGCAATCAGAGGAACTAAACACGGCATCCGTTGTGCCGTCCCACATAAACGGTGCATCTGTACCATTAGCCACCACTATAGCATCCTTGCCTAGCGTGGTGTGGCAAACAGTGAAATAGTAATCCGCAGTAGAACTAAGGCTACCTTTTATTTCCACAAAGGCAGTTGTAGCTGTGTCCCAATAACTTACGGAACCATTGGCAGCAGCCACTATATAACGGTTGCCGTTGGTAGAATAAAAAGCGTGTAGCCCTAAAACAGCACTACCTAAAGAAGTGTCGGAAGAATTAAGAAGTGCTTGCCCCGGACGTTTCTTTATAGATCCAAACTCCGTAGCAATCATGTTGCTTAGATCGGGAGAAGCATTTTCGGGCAAAAGGTGATCCTCTATTTTGTCGATCATGCCACCGCTGAAATCCCTTATTCTAAATTCGGGCATCTAAAGAACCACCTCGCTTTCTACCAAACAAATTCCTGTCTGAAGGATGCATTGTTTAACTCTAACGTGCTTAACACTCTGTTCATGTCATCAAGAAACTCTGCTCTCCACACATTGTTTTGATTCTGCTCTCCATCCCACTCCATCTTCCCTTTCTGCCTAGCACAAACCATTTTTACAATAGGGAACTGAAAAGCGTCATGTAGAGCAATTTCGTCTGAAGTAGCAGTAAGAAGGGCAGGGTAAGCCAAGTAACACATCTCGTAACTGTCATCGTCATCGAATGAAATTTTCCCCCTTCTTATGCGGTAGTCGGTGTATTCATCCTCACTTTCGGAAATAACCGAATAAAAGCAAAGGCCATCAGCATATAATGCTTGGTTGGTGTCGGCACCCTGCAACTCCACTTTGCCGTAAGCATAATAAGCTGTGGAAGGTGAAACCGAAACAACCCGTAAGCAGGTTTCACTAGTTGTGGCACTCTCCAAATCCGAATCAACTTCATGCATCGCAGTACCATCGGTATCACACCAAACTACACCCACTCGCCAGCTACCGTAAGCAGTATTGCTCATTACTTTAGCGGAGAAAGCATATAACGTGTCAACCGCTATAGTGGCTTGCGTGGTAGAAGTGTCAATGTACATAGTTTGGTCAGTAGTACCGGCATTATTAAGCAACTTGGCACTATAGTAGCCGTGATGTACAAACTCCGTTGATTGCGAGAGTGTTGCTGTGTCGGAACTAGGGGATTGGGTGAGTTCGCTCGTCCCTTCCTCAACGCTAGCTTGGGCAGCGGTTAACAATGGATCAATACCCACAATGCGAATAGAGTTAACAAAATCCGTGGGTAAAGTGAACTGCCTGTCGGCAACAACATCATAGAAAACGGTATGTTTCTCGGTTTGCCAAGCCCTAGAATCGGTCATCGCAACCGCTTCGTTAACCCAAACTATAATGTCGGTGTCGGAAGGTGTTTCGCCAATCATAGACTTAACTTTCGTTTGTATGTCAGAAATAGTAAAACTCAAAAAAAATACCCCCTCTCTGAAGGAGTGTTATAACCGAAAATTAATTAATTTCCAACTAGAATAAAACCACTCATTTTTATAGCCACGGTCAAACAACTCAGGCAACTTATACGTCGGTGTTAGCATAACTTTTATATTTCTGTATTTGTTAGGATCACGAAAAATAGTTATATTTAATCTTTTATTGAACCAATAAGGAATGTCAAAATCAATGTCCATTCTATTCCTCCCTTCTTCAACTAGCGCTTTTCCGTTAGCGGAACATCATCCACGCGCTCTTTCGTTAATTCGTTAATAAAGTTTTCCTGCTCGAAATTCTCGTTTGCCAGCTCGGCGATTAACTTGTTTTGCCTTGCGATCGTCTTAGTTTGAATGTCAATCAGCCTCAGCAGTTCAACACACATATCATATTGGCTCACTCATATCGCCTCCGGTATCAGGCGGCAAATCCCTGATTTCAACTCCAGCCTCAATATGATCTCCCATATCAATGGGGGCTGTCTGGAATACCGCTTGTGTCTCCTGGTTAAAAGTATCAGGTATTTCGGCAAACGTCACTGGTTTGTAGCCTTCCAGGTAATTTTCGCTTAATATCAACGCCCCGTCCTGTATAATTCCGTATTTTTGCAACATCACTCACCACCTTTTTGGCAAACTCAATATTCATAACTGGTTTAACGTACTTGTGGTAAAAATAATAACTGTCACTCCGTTTCATCCATCCCCAATAAGATACGATGGCACAGGCATCTTTGTAATTCAAAAAACCCTTCTTCTTGATCTTACCAATCCTGCGCTTTATTCTGAGTGCGTTCCGCTTTCTGAGGATAGTCTTATTCCTGAAGAATCTGAAACCGAGAAAGTCTATTGCTCTGCTGTTGACCTTGAATACCTGCCAGTTCTGTTTCAGTTTTAGGTCCATTTCTTCCAGGTACGTGGCGATTTCAGATCTCATCTTGTGCAACTTCTTCTTATTCGGGCCTAAAATCACCAGATCATCCACATAGCGAACGTAGTATTTTGCTCCCAACTTCTCTTTAATGTGGTGGTCCAGCCCTTGCAGAAAGAAGTTGGAGAACCATTGACTGGTATAGTTGCCAATAGGAAGCCCCTGGCTGCTGTCAACAATGGTATCTATCAGCCACAGGCAATCCTTGTCTTTAATCCTCTTGTGAAACATAGCTTTCAAAATTTCGTTATTCACCGATGAATAAAACTTTGATATATCCATCTTGAGGCAGTATTTTGTTCCTTTATAGTCTTTATTCAGCCATTTTCTTAGGATTTTCTGACCGTAGCCGGTTCCCCTGCCTGGTATGCTGCCACAGTTGTACTCATACATCCCTTTCATAATTAGCGGCTGTATCTGCAGGATCAGAGCCCAGTGGACAATCTGGTCGGGATAATACCGAGGCTTGGAGATGTTTCTTATCTTGCCGCTTGAACCGTCCTGTACGGTCTTGATGATATATGGGGACGGAATATAGTTCTTGTTTATTAACAGAGTCTGTACTTGCCGTGCAAAGTGGTCAATATTGTTAAGTATCCTCTCAACCCTGTACTGAGTCCTTTTGCCCAAAGATGATTTCATAATCGTCAGCCTGATGTTTTCCAGATCGCAGATTTTTTCGTAGATGTGCCCTGTCCTTTTCATTCACAGCACCCTCTTATTAGCCTCAAGGTGTTTCGAGAAACCTACTAAACCCTGCTCTTTACGGCCTAATTTCCACCAAGTGGTGAGGAATACGGAGCGCATAAATTATTATTAAGCTGCTAATAAGAGTCTGCCTGCCGATATTCACGTTCGTGTTCGAGGACGTGTTGTTGAGATTCCAGTATGAAGGACCTGCATTCGAACCAATGTTCCATTGACCTCCGAAGTAGGCAAGCGTGCGCCCCGCAGCCCTAAACAAACCTTTATTGGGGGCTAACGCCCCCAAACCCCCTTAAAGAGGTTTTTTAAGAAGCCGCCCGCCGATAAACACGCCCGCGTACGAGGACGCGAGGCCGAGACTCCAGCACGAAGGACCCGCATCCGAACCAAAGCTCCAAGCACCCCCGAAGCAGGCAATTCTCTGGCCGGCAGCCTGATAATAATAGTCGCTGTAATACGTCGATTCGCTAGCCCCGGTAACAACAGTTGGGAACTCGGCAAACGGGAAATTGGAATCATAACCCATCGCCCTTGCGTACCCTTCCGCTGTAGCGTTCGTGTAGCTCAGTTGTTCATAAGGGCTGGCAAAAACATTGCTCACATACTGTTCCGCATTCTTACAGACCCATGCCCGGCGTTCATTTACATTTAGGCCGTCCACAAATTGCCATATATCGCTATAGGGAGACTCAATGCCCCGCCATGCGCAGGGATATAAGCCGTCGTTGGCAACGATGCACCCGCTGCTGGCGGCAATCCCTGAACTAAATCCGTTTTTCCACGCTGTGTTGTACAGCATATTACCGACAGCAATGTTCACCGGTGCACCGTCAAAATAAATTGCTTTGTTGCTTGCGTCGTAGACTTCGATAGAGGTAATTGTCCGTCCATAAAAGACCTGATTTCCGCCTTGGGTTGTTCCGACGGATATAGCCTGCCCCACCCGATATAGATTCGCATAGGCGTTGGCTATAATAATCCGGTTAACGCCGCTCTCAGCCACTGTCGCCACGTGGATGGTCTCCCACTGCGCGTCAGCATACCCACGCATCACGGTCTGTATGTTTAGGGTAGCGAATTCGATAAACATCAGAGTCTGCAATACGTCAACCACGTGCACATCCAGTTGCTGGTATCCCTGCAGGCCTCCCGCATTATTATTGCGCGCGTAAGTCCTGAAATCTACAATAGTCTTATTGATTAAGGG